TTGGCGTTGAGTGCACCCGCATCCGTGACCGTGGCCTACGTGCCAAGAACTGGTGCGAATGGGTTGATGCGTTCTATGGTCGCTGGCAGGAACGGCTGGAAGCCACGGCCGGGGCTGAAGACTGCGACGTGGCTGGCTACTGCTCAAGCCACCGAACTGCCCTGATTGCTGCGGCCGACCACAAGCCAGAAGAGTTCGTTTTGGCCGTGACGGCGCTGGTTGACCACTGGCGTCAGCATGGCGTTGAGGAACTGGTGAAGCTATGACCGAAAAGGTGTTTGTCTGTGTCGGGCCAAACAAAGGTGACCTGTTGATGCTCCAGCTGATGCAGGGGCACGACCGGTTCTATTTGTTTGAACCGCTGCCAGACGCTGCCGATTACCTGCGGCGACACAATGCACACCTCAGCGACATCTTCCACGTTGTGCAGGCGGCATGCGGGGAAGCGGACGGCACCAGAACGCTGACGGTCTACAACCACGATGGCGTCAGCAGCAGCCTCGGCGTTTGCACGGAGCAGGCCCGGGAGATGTACCCGCAGGCCGACCTGTGCGAAAAGGAGCAGCACGAGGTTCATGTCGTCAACCTGTGCAGTTTTCTTGAATGGGCCGGCGTCAAGCAGATTGAGACGCTGATGATTGATGCACAGGGAATGGACCTAGCAATACTGAAAACCATGCGGCCGTATTTTGAGCGGCGTGCTGTGCGTCGGGTAATTCACGAAATCGACGTGGACGGGTTCCGCCATTACGACGGATTGCCAGACAATTCACTGTCTGGGGCTGTGCAGTACATGGAACAGTTTGGCAGTTATCAACCGTACCGGCTGCCGGACAGAAACGACTTTAACTTTGACCTTGAATGGAGGCTGGCCATATGCTGAAAGTAAACGAGAAGACGCGGGAGCTGTTTGTCTACGGCCAGATTGGGCCTGCCGACTGGGGATTCATCGGCGGCGATTCCATCGTCGAAGCCTTGGGCCTGCTGGGTGACGGGCCGATCAACGTGCGGGTGAACAGTCCTGGCGGGTCGGTAGACGAGGCCACGGCTGCGGTAGAGAACCTGCGTCGGCACAACGGCGAGGTGACGGTCAGCATTGACGCCTTGGCTGCCTCGGCGGCGACGCTGCTGCTGGTCAGCGGGTTCAAGGTCACGGCTGCACCCAGGGCAATGGTAATGATTCATGAACCGCACACGATTGCCATCGGCGATGCGGCATCCATGCGAAAAACGGCCGACATCTTGGAGAAGTACCGAGACTCGCTGGTCGATGCGTATGCCGCCAAGATGAACGCCACGAAAGACGAGATTCTGTCGATGGTGGCCAGCGAAACTTGGTTCACTGCGAAGGAAGCACTGGCCGTTGGGCTGGTGGATTCCATTGCTGAAGTGCCAAACGCACCCAAGGCGATGGCGTCGCCGAGCATGTTCAAGCACGCACCGCAGGAATTGTTCGACGCTACCAAGCCAGCCACGCCGGTTGAGAATCGTTTCCCGAGGCTGATTGCCGCCAAGATGCGGGCAATTCAGCTGCGGTGCCGGTAACACTTGACCACCTGCTGGAAATCCGTACTATTCACATCAGCGGCAAGTGCCGCAAACATCTAAACAAACTCCCGCTAGAGTTCGGTTGTCATCGACTCGACGGGCTGACGTGTTTCAAACAACCACGTCGGCTGTCGCAGTCGATTTTTTTTGTGCTGTCCGGCAGTCGGCACAGAAAAAGGACCGATTCATGAAGACTGTCAAGGAATTGCAAGAAGCGATTCAGGACCAGCACGACCGAGTTGCTGCCATCCTGAATGTGGCCAAGACTGAAGGCCGCGACCTGAGCGCTGACGAGGAGAAGGAAGTTGACGAGCTGCAAGGCAAAGGCGACCAAGTCGGCAAGATTGGCGAACTGGAAGCCAAGCTTGAACGGCTGCAGAAGATCGAATCAGCCCAAAAGGCGATTGCCCGCAGCCGGTTTACTGCAGCTGCTGGCGACGAGCCAGTGGTTGATGGCGAGCTGAACATCAGCGCCGTCAAAGTGCCTGCCAAGGCCAAGACCGCTGCTGTCCGTGCCTACACCGGCCCGAACGCCGACAAGGAAGCCTACATCGCTGGCCAGTGGTTCCTTGCCCTCAACGGCAATGAAAACGCCAACGCCTGGTTGAAGTCGCACGGCGTGCAAAACGCAATGAGTACCAGCGACAACACCAAGGGCGGCTACCTCGTCCCCGAAGTGCTGGAATCGGCCATCATCCGCAACGTCGAAGAGTTCGGTGTGGCACGTCGTGAGGCTCGGGTGTATCCGATGGGACCGGGCGTCACCCTGATCCCACGCCGCAGCAGCGGTTTCACTGGCTACTTCGCTGGCGAAAACAGCAGCGTGACTGCCTCGGACTTGGCGTTTGACCAAGTACGACTGGAAGCACGCAAGCTGATGGTGTTCAGCAGCTGGTCCAGCGAACTCCCAGAAGACAGCGTTGTCGCCTTGGGCGATTTACTGACCGCTGAAGTTGCCCAGTGCTTTGCTGTCAAGGAAGACCAGTGCCTCTTCCTCGGCGACGGCACCAGCACCTACGGCGGCATTGTTGGCTTGGCCAACGCACTGGCAGCCGGTGCAGTTGCAACCACGGCCAGCAACGTCGACACGCCAGCAGAAATCACCATTGCATCCTTTGAGGAAGCGATGGGCAAGCTGCTCATGATTCCCGGTCTGCAGCCGAAGTGGTACTGCCACTCCAGCATCTACTACAACGTGATGCAGCGTCTCGGATACGCAGCGGCCGGCAACTCTGCTGCCAACTTCAACGCAGCGTTTGCACCGACCTTCCTCGGCTATCCGGTCGTGTTCTGCCAAGCAATGGACAGCGGGGCCCCGACCACTGACCTCTCTGGCAAGTTCATCTGCTACTTCGGCGACATGAGCCGCAGCGTGACGATGGGCCAGAAGCGTGGCATCAGCATTGCAGTGGACAACAGCTACGGTTTCAACACCGACAGCGTCTACTTCCGTGCGACCGAACGCTTTGACATTAACTGCCACGAACGTGGCACCGCAACCGCCGGCGGAACCATTATCGGCGTCAAGTGCAATGCCAGCTAGTAGTTGATCCAGGTGTACTGCTCCGCCTGGGACCGTCGGGCGGGAGTGGGCAACTGCTCCCGCCTTTTTCCTGACCTACTTTTCCAATAAGGATCACGATATGAAGACCCTGCAAAGCTGCGTGTATTCGACGCTGCTCGCCCCGATTACCGCTGCGACTACCGCACGGACTGCCAACTTGGATTGCCAAGGTGCCGATTACGCAACCATCAGCATTGCCTGTGGTGCGGAACTCAACACCAACAGCACCAACGTGGTCGTCTCTCTCAAGGAATCTGACGACACCACAGCGTCAAACTTTGCCACGTTCAACAGCACGTACGCTTTCACCATTGACAACACGGCAGCAGCTGAGGCTGTGCTGCACGTGGACCTCACCGGCCGCAAGCGTTACTTGCAAATCGGCCTGACGCCAGACACGACCACCAACGGTCCTGTGCTGACATCCGTGGTTGGCATCCTGCAAAAGGAAATTGCCGCTGCGGCTAATACCAACAACGCCGACTACGTCAAGGTTGGCTAACAATAAGACGGTCTTACCAGTGCGGAGCAGATGCACATGGATACACACAGGGAAGCCAAAGTCGCGGCGTTTATGACGGCTCCACGCTACGAATGCGTCTGGAGCCGCAACGTCATCGACCATGCGTTCAAGCAGGCAGGCATTCCGCTGATTGTTTCTGGCGGCGTTTTCTACGGCCAGTGCATGCAGCGGATGTTCATGGATGCGATTGACCACGGCATAGAGATTGCCATCACCGTTGACTTCGACAGCTGCTTCAACGTCCAGCAGGTTCATCGCCTGCTGGGTGTGCTGTGCAGCGACGAGAAGTACGACGCAGTGGCGGCGATGCAGTGCAAGCGTGGCAAGCAAATCCCGCTGTTTACCGTTGGCGGCCAGACGCAGGTTCAGTACGCAGGCGAGCCGATTGAGGTGACGACAGCCCACTTTGGACTGACGGCCATCAAGCTGGACCGGCTGCGGGACATCCCCAAGCCTTGGTTCTGGTCCCGGCCAGACCAGGACGGATGCTGGACTGATGCCAAGATCGACGACGACATCTGGTTTTGGAACACGTTTCGGCAGTCTGGGCGTCGGGTTTGGGTCGACGTGGAAACACGCATTGGCCACATGGAAGAGATGATTGCCATTTACGATGAGAACCTCCAGCCAAAGCACATTTACCCAGAACAGTGGCGAGAGCAGTTTTTAAGCAAGAAGGAGACGGTTACCAATGCAGATGAAGCAAGTGGACAAAGTGCAAGTTGAGTTTGTGCGTGACTGGATGAAGTTCAAAGTGGGCGACATCCACGAAATGTACCCCGGCGAAGCGAACGCAATTGAAAGGTTTGGACATGGGCGGATTCTCAGCAAGCGGGCCACTTCGGACGGCGGACAAATCGATCACGCAGTCGTCACCGACGGTCGAACCGCTGCAGCTGAGCGAGGTGAAAAAACACCTCGAAATCGCAAACGCTGACACGGCCCACGACGAACATCTTCAGCGTCTGTTACAGGAAGCCCGCGAACAGGTGGAGCATGACTGTCAGGTTTGTCTGGTTACTCGCACGGTTACGGAAAAATTTAACTGGAGCGGCGACGAGGAGTATTGGCAACTGTACTACCGGCCCATCTCCTCGGTCACTTCGATCACCTACTACGACACAACCAACACGCAGCAGACGTTTTCGGCCAGCCTCTACAGCTTGGACACAGACCGTCGCCGCATCTGGCTTAATAGCAACTCGGCATGGCCGACAACCTACGACCGCTGGGATGCCATCACTGTGACCTACGTGGCCGGCTACGGGGCCAACGGTGCAGCTGTTCCGCAGATGTTTAAGCAGGCGATGCTGCTGCTGATTGGCTACTACTTTGAAGAACGCACGATGATGGGCAACGAAATCGTCACGGGCAGCTTCAAAGCCTACGAGAATCTGCTGGCCAGAATGAAGCGGAGCAACTACCCGTGAGACTGAAGGCTGGCCAGTATCGTGACCGCATTCACATCTACAGCGAGACAAGTGCCGCTGGCAGTGACGACCCTGCGTTTGCCACGACGCTGTGGCGGGACTTGCCGTGCAGCATCACGGCGGTCAGCGGAGGCGAGACGTACCGAGGGCGGCAGCTTGAGGCGACCGTCACGCATGTCATCGAAATGCGTTACTACGAGGGCATCTTGCCAAACATGCGGGCCTACCAGCCGCTGACTGGGACTTACTACGAAATGAGCCGGGTGCTGGCGATGGACAACAACACGCAGCTGCTGCTTCAGACGACGGAGGTGGTGCTGTGACAAAGATGTCAATCGAGGTGATCGAAGACATTCCCGTTGAGGAGTATCTGACGAAAATCGAATGGGAAATGCGGCATAAGGTACTGGCTAGAGCATTGCGAGAATCTGGCAAACTGGTCCAAGCGGCCGCAGTTCCACGCATTTCTCGTAGCGAGGTTACAGGTTCAAGCAAAAAGCAAAGCAAGAAACAGCAGGCACGTGACGCTGCCCGCAAGCCACTGGCGGAAAGCATTGACATTAAAGTTAAGAAATACGACGACGGACTGCGGTTCGTGGCACTTGTCGGGCCTCGCAAAGATTCATCAATCAAAGGCAGCGTTGCACACGCACACCTGCTTGAGTTGGGACACAAGGCCCACTACTGGAGCAAGACGCCAGCAACTCGGGACACTTTCGTGCGGGCCAAACGATGGCTTGCACCTGCTGTTGATACCACGATGAGTCAACAGCTGGAAACTGTACGCACGACGCTAGAGCGTGCCGTTAAAGCAGCGGCGAGGCGTGAACGTAAACGACTAAAGCTGATGGGGAAATAATGCCAGACATCCTCAGCGATTTGCGAACCTACCTGAAAACCAAGTCGGCGATCACCAGCCTTGTTGGAAGCGGCGACGCTGCCCGCATCTATTTTCACGATGCCAAGGAAGGGGCGACGCTGCCGTTCATCATCCTTGAAATTTTTGAGGGCGAATCCAACGAACACTTGACAGGCATCAGCGGGATTTGCAGTAATCGGGTGCAGGTCGACTGCTACGGAGTGACGGCGGCGGCGGCATACACGCTGGCCGAGGCAGTTCGACTGGCACCGCTGCAGATGTATCGCGGCAACATGGACACCAGCAAGGTTTGCAACGTTACCAGCAATGTCAGCTACCGGCGAGGCTTTGACCCGCCAGTCACAGGTTCCGCACAAAAACGGTATTGGGTGAGCAGGGATTACGTGATCACGTACACAGAAGCAACCAGTTAAGGAGGCTAACACATGCCAAATACACGAATTGACACCGGCCACGGCGGCACAATCGCCTTTGGAACTAGCAGCCGAGGGCTGAACTGGCTGACCATTGACCCGGGCGAACGTAGCCGGCCAGCCGTTGACATCACACACCTCGCCAGCACCACGCCAACATACATGGTCGGCGACCTTGAGGAGCCGGGTGAAGTTACGCTGACCTTTCAGTGGGACCCGGCCGGAACCGCTGGATGGTACGCCACCAGCACTGCTGCAGAAACCGTGACTATCACTTGGCCGGTCGCACCGGGCGGGACAACGGCCGCAACCTACGCCGGAACTGGCATCGTGACCCGTGTTCGATTCCCGAACCTGCAGACCAACCAAGTGCAGACCGGCGAGATGACCGTGAAGTGGACTGGCAGCACACCGCCAGCTTGGACCGCAGGCAACTAATCGGAGGCACAGATGGCAGAACGTGTACGGCTGGCACCACATCCAGCAAAGAACAAAGACGGCGGGCCGCTGTTCCCGATGCTGCGGTCGATTATCGCCGACGGCTACGGGCTGGTGGGCTACACCGGCGACCCGCCTTATCACCGCGTCCAGTTCATTAACTGGCAGGCGGCACAGGAGCCGTGGATTGTTTCGGCCGCCACGCAGCTGGTTGAAGCTGAGTTTGGGCTGAAGCCTGACATGATCACGACCGTTGCAGAACCTATCGCAAACGACAACGAAGACGAGGATGACTAATGGCCAATGAGATTTCCGTGACCATTGGGACCAGCGTTTCCAATGGCTACTTGAAGCAAACCACTGCCACACAAACACGGCAGTTTACGCAGACAACCGCACGAGCTGGCAGCGTATGCCAGGACGTTGGCACCTCGGAGGAAGCTGTCAGCTTTGGAGACGGCGTCCCCGGTTACATTGTGGCCACTAATCTGGACACGACCAACTTTGTCAGCCTGCGGTTTGTCAGTGCAGGTGCCAACGCAATTAAGCTGCTGCCAAATGGCGGGCAAGCCTGTTTCAACCTTGGCACTGGCGTCAGCCTGTTTGCGATTGCAGATACGGCAGCGTGTAAGGTGAAGTTTGACTGGATAAACATCTAAGGAGCAGACAATGAACCGTGAGCAGTTTCTGAAAATGCGGGCAACCAAGACGGTCAGCGTTGACGTGCAGGGCTTTGGCGAAGTCAAGATGCGCGAGCTGCCGGAATCGCTGCGGGTGCGTGAGTTTGACACTTGGCTTCGGCCGGGCGACAAGATTCACAAGCAGCGGCAGCTGGATGCACGCCTGAAGATTATCAGTTTGTGCGTGGTTGGCGATGACGGTGAGCCTTACCTCACCGAGGACGACTTCCCGCAGCTGCGAGAGATGCCGGCTTCGGTTATCTCCAGGCTGGCCGAGGTGGCCATGTCGCTGGCTGGCCTGTCCGACGAGGACGTGGAGAGCAAACTAAAAAAAACATCCGACGACTAACGCACAGTCATCGGCGATTTGTCCACATGAAGCTGGCTGAGATGATCGGTCAGCTTGATGTGGATGCGGTAGCTGATTCGCTGACCCGCGAACAGCTGCTGGAGTGGTGGGCGTATGGGTATTTGCAGGGCTGGTTCCCAGAACCAGAACAGCAAAAAGGACTGGACCCGCAGGCGGCGATGGAACACTTCCAGAGGTTAGGACATGGCTAGTACGACAATCCACACGCTGTCCTACAAGATGGTGGCCGATACCCAGCAGTTTACCCGTGGGCT